CCAATAGGCATTGTAACTGCTTCGCCCTTTTGAGCAAAAGGTAAACAAGAAGTAAAATAATCGTGCATCCAAGAACGTTTACGCAAATTACACAGCTTTTCAACTTCAGCAATATTATCTCCATCAACTAAGCCGGGAAAAGTTTCATCAAAAACCTTATGAATTAAATTCTGGTCACGATAATACTCATCATAGATTTTCTGATAGGCAGCAAACGGCAAAGCATTTACTTTAATATTCGCAGTTGGGTTTGTATCCCAAGTGGGAACGCCTAAATAATCAGCTAATGTACCCTTTTGGAAAAACTGTTTATTAGGCGTATAGCCAATGAAAGGATGCACGGGTAAAGCATCTCCGACTTTAGTATTGGTAATAAAATTCTCCCATCCCGGCCAAAGAATACGATTAGGAACAAAATAATAATGCACATAAAAATTTACCTTATGCATTATAGGAGCAATTAAAGGAGCAAAACGAACTAAAGCTTCAGAACTAATCTTATAACTGTCACCGGGCAAAACCTCTTCAGCAAGAATTGGTATAAGTTCACCCATGTTACAGGAAAGCTTTACGTCGTGAGATAAATCAAATAACGACTTTACTGGTTTCGTCAATTTGACTTTGTTAAACAAATTTGCTTTGTTTGATTTCATAAAAAAAAATTTAAGTTAAAAAATAAAAAAAGGCTCTTACGAGCCAAAGAACTAAAGGCGAGTACCGCCACGAGAAACATAATAGGTTCGGTTTCTCTTACGGAAACCACCACGCTTTTTAAACTTTCGCATAGTTATAAATTTAAAATTAAAAAATAGAAATACCATTTTTGAGAAAGTCACCAATAGCATTACGCAAATCCTGTATAGAATTTTCACCGAGCAAGAACTGACCGAGTAATCTCTGCCAAAGAGCATCATTAAAAGTTAAGCCCTTATTCCTCATTTGAATTTCTAAACGCTTTAACTCAGCATCTTTTTCCAAAACATCCATACGCTTTTTAATCTCATCAATTTGCGCTTTACTCTTGTCTTTAGCAATAGATAAATAAGCATCACGCCTAACGTCTTCACTAAGCAACATTGAAGTGCCGGCATTAGTTTTCATAATATCAGCGGATAGCTTTTCTAAATTATTACGAGCAGCATCCATACTAACTTTCGCCAATTCTTTAGCGTAAGGCACACGCTCAGCAAGCAAAGCATTTTTTGAAGCCTGTCCAGCAGTCTGTTGAGCAAGTAACAACTCACGGGCAGAATTTAACGCAATAGTTGAGTTTGCTAAACCAGCCTGTGATTGTTGCCTCATAATATCATAAAAGGCAAGAGCATTTTTGGGCTGAAAATTAGCACCACCGGTAGAAGGAGAAGAAGGACGAACATTAGCTGCAACAGATGAACCAAGGTTACCATAAATCAAATTAGGGTTTAACCCAGCATCAATAAATCTTTTCATTTGAGCAGCCGGAGAGTTATACTCATTCTGCATTTGCCAATCAGAAAGAGCATCCCTTCGTTGGAGATTATACATATCCAAAGTAAATCTCCTACTGGCATCATTAGCAGAACTAATATAACGGTTCTGGTCGTTAGCAGCAGCCTGTGCACCAATCACATTACCAACAGAAGAAACAATTCTACCTGTTTCACCACCAAATAAAGCAGAACCAATACTACCAACAAGGTCACCTAAAAAACTAAAAAAACCCATAACATAAAGTTTAAAAGTTAACAATAAAATATTTTATAATCCGTTCGACCTGGAACGAAAAATAAAAACGCCCTAAACAAAGAACTAATTGACAGTGTCAATGCGCACTAATACACCGAGAGGAAAGTGCGCTCAAAGCAATTAAATTAAGAAATAAGTAACAAAATTACTTATTAACAATGTGTGAATTAAAAAAAATATCACACTATAATCGAGACAACCACGGCAAACGCAGACCCAGCTCGCAATCGTCATATTGGCTCATTCCTCGTGCCTCGTCATTCACCTGATTCCTCTTGCTCGCTTTGGTCATAGCTTTTTGCTCGTGGTTTTCTCGAGCTCTTTCCATTAGGATTTAAACCGAGATCCCGAATGCAGCCTCATAGGGGTACGGGATAGTTTTGCTGCGCTTCGCTTGCAAACTATGGCTGAGCTTCGCATTCGCCCGGTTTAAATAAAAAAGCCCTCCATTTGGAGGGCTACGAACCAAGTTAAGCCGCAGGCTCAACCTTATCAGGTTCGGGTTTCTCAATTGCTTTGGCTAATGATGCCTTTCTCGCTGCTTCAAAACTTGCAAAATCGGAATTAAACAAATTACGCTTCTGTTCAGCAAGCTCATGACGTTCTACAATATCCATTGAACGAGGATTTAAGCCATCAGTTGCATAACTTATCTGCTCTGCAAAATCATTAACAGTAACATTACCCATGCCATCAAAAGGTATTCCTTTTTTAAACCTTTCAATAATTTGCAAAACTGTTAAAGACATATCAGGTACAGTAATTAATTTACCCATTGCTTTAGGTGCAGGGGAAGGTCGGTAATTAAAATGGTTTTTAAAAACCGGATAATCATTAAAAAGTGTCTCTTTCATAATTTCTAAATTTAGAAGTTTGAACTAAAAATTTTTGAAGTCTCTCATGTTCATTAATTAAATCCTCACGGAGCAAAGCATTCTGCTTAATGCCAAGAAGTTCATCGTGTGTGTAAATCCTTTCATAATAATACCGGGGCATAGATACCTTTTTACCATCAACCAAAGTCAAAAAATAGTTATCTAAATTAACACGATGGTAACGAATAGCAGGAGCAGTCAAATAATTGCTACCAAGCCCTTTACTCATTAATGCAAACTGTGGCTGCCGGTCATCTCGAGCATGTATCATCTGCCAAGGTTTGCACATATATTTTAACGTATAGCCAACACTTGCACCATTAACTTCTCCGTAATGTACTTGACCAAGACTTATGCCTTCAACAGACCAGGCGTTTTCAATTAATTCAATAGTTCTCGAATTAAGCGCTAAACCAAACAAAAGCACATGATAATGTGGACGCCTCGTTTTACCACCATATTCACCTACACAATAACATTTCAGCTTTGCACGAGATGCTTTGCGCAAACGTTTCATAAATAGCGGAATTGCATTTTTGCGTAGGGTTAAAAAACCATTCTTTGTAAGAATAGAATAACGGTTATATTCTGAAACCGAAACGTTCTCAGAACGCCTTAAAAAAAAGTCATTGGAGTAAGTCAAAGTTAAAAATAATGATGGAAGCTCTTTTGCTTCCATCATTAAACGATAACTCCATTGGCTCGTCCTTCGAGCTTGACAGTTGGGACAAGAACCGCAAGGCAAAGGTGTATCATCGTCCTTTTTATAAAAAGGACTTAAACAACGGGTACTCATGGCATTGGAGAACCGAAAAAGGGCATCGGTCTAACCGCCTTTAGATTGTTATAAAAATGTACCCATAAATGGTCAATATTTGGGTCATCGACAGCAAATATCCTGTTATCAGGAGAACATTCAATAAACTCCTGATTTAACGGTTGGTTCACTCCAATTTTTCTACCAAGATGCCAAAAATCTAATTCAGTACGCATATCCGCACAAACCCGGGAATTTTGGTACTTATACTCAGCATACCGAGGAATATAACCAAAGACATCGTCATTATGATTATCAACATTCAGAACATTTAAAGCAAGTTCTTTATTCAAAACTGCTTGCTCTCCAAGATTAGCAAAATCAGGAAAGTAATATTCTGTAGGGTCGTTCAAACCACGGGTAAACTTACGATGCAATCCATCTTGGTAAGCAGTAACAGGCATCACACTCATAATACCAATTATCCAACCATGCTCAGTACAATAATATGAACCCTGTTTACCAGCGTTAATGCTTAACGCATTACCGGAAGGATTTCCCTGTGGAGCTTCTGCAGTACCGGTAGTATTCAAAGTTTCAGAAATCTGAACCGGAGAAACAGAGCCACAAATATATTCAGGACGATTTAAACGTGCATCCTGATTACGAACTCCAAACATAGTAAGAATGCTCTCAATCAAACGAGTACCACCTCGTGCAGCTTTTTCCAACCAACGCTGAACTGCATAAGCAGTCCTAAGGTCATTGATACTTGCAGTATTAGTAACATTAGTGCCGTCAGCATATAATCGTTTATCATCACTTCCGTCTATATCTTTTGGAGAAATTATAGGATGAACAGCAGGAGTAGGAAATGGTCGATCCCAATCTGAACTATCTTGAGCCTCTCCACCGGCAATATTATCATCGTTAAACACAATCGGAAGATGTCCAATATCA